GTATCTGTGGAGACATGGCAAAAAAGATAAAGATAAAACTATTGAGGATTTAAAAAAAGCAATGTTTTATTTAAATGATGAAATTAAGCGATTAGAGTTGAAAAAGCTTGACTTGTAGGTATATATCAAGTATACTTTATTTACTCCAGTGTTGGTGGCGTATACTTTGCAAAGTTGCGTCACGTCTTTTAATACTGAGAAACAAACAACAGGGAGCTAATAATGAATTTTAAAGAATATACAATATTAACAAAAAGAACCGATAGCGGCGATACTATTGAAAAGAGAATAGAAAATTATACTATATCACTTTTTGAAGAGGTCGGGGAAGTTGCAAGCGTATTAAAAAAGGCTTGGTATCATAATCATACACTTGATATTGATGAATTAAGAAAAGAATTAGGTGATGTATTTTGGTATTTATCAAGATTATTTGATTTATTAAACTTTGATATTGAAGCCGTAACACTCAAACAAATAAATAGAAAAGAAGATCAGCTAAAATCGCTTATGATTGAGACTGGGTTTTTTATATTCACACCCGAACAGGACGCCTTAAACCGTGCGTACTGGACTTTAAGAAGCCTAATTGAAGAGTTTGATATCTCAGTCAGTAGTATATTAGAAATGAATATAAATAAACTTAAAAAACGTTATCCTGAAAAGTACACGCACGCTGATAGTATTATGAGGGTAGATGCTAATAAATAAAGGTGTTTTATTATGTTAGATATTGAGAGGTTGCATGAATTATCTAGAATGGCTAGGGATTTGGGAATTATGATATTAAGTGATCCCAAAAGGGGCTTTACTGGGGATGTTATTAAATACAAAATAGGGATATATGAAAAGGTGTTAAAGGCAAGGGGCGTTGATGTATGGGGTTAAATTATGATAAAATTTAAGCAGACAGATAAAGTTTATAAAGATATAGTGATGAATGGAGAAAAGCAGACTATAAAAAAATATGGTTGCTTGTTGATAGCTTGTAATAATATAATAAATGAATATGGAAAAATATTTATTACTCCTAAAAAAATAGATACTTATTTGGATTTGCATAAAGGATATACAAAAGGGGGTTATATTCTTTGGAGCGTGTTAGAAAAAAAGTATTGTTTTAAGCATAAAAAAATAATGCCTAGTAATTTTGATAGTATAGTGTTTAGTAATAGAGATAATATATTTTGGATAGTTCAGGTTAATTATAAAGATACTGGTCATTTTTGTCAAGTCGTAAGCGTTGCAGGCGATATAATAGTATATTTTGATAGTTATGATGGTGAAGAGCGGACAGCGTATAAAAAGAACTGTTTAAGTATTAGAGAATTGACGTTTTAAAAGGGTAAATAATGGATAAAATAAAGGTAATAGAGTTACAGCCGACTATAAATGATCTTAAATGTTGTGGAAACTGTATACATTATGAAGATGAAATGTGTATTATTCTAGCATTAGATAAGGAATGTTATAATAGTTGCAAGACAAAATGGAAGCTTAATGAAAAATGTAAAAATAAATAAAGAATATATCAGGCTACAAAGAGAGATAATAAAAGAATTGAATTTAAATATAATTGCAGAGGGTATAAAATGAGAGATATTATAAAGGGTTTAACTATAGTTTTAATGGCAATTATATTTTTTATTTGCCTTGCTCCTTTTATATGTTTATTTGCAATTGTTTTGATAATAATAATGTTTGTAAGTTTTATAATTACATTTGTATTTGTAGGATGTAAAAGGTTTATGAGAGGATTATTCAATGATGTAAAAGAATTATTTACAAGGGGGTAGATTATGGATATAATGAATTATAACAGGTTAGGGATTGCAGTAGAGATTGCTTTTATGGCTCATAAGGATCAAAGAACAAAAGATGGAGAGCCTTATGTTTACCACCCATTAGAAATAATGAGTAAGGTTAAGGGTTTTGGTTGTAAAATAGTTGCTATACTTCATGATGTAGTTAAGGATACAGATTATACTTTAGAGGATATATGGGAACATTTAGAATTAGAGGTTAACCATGAAATAATAGAGGCCATTGACTTATTAACACATAAAGCTTTTTGGTCGTATGAAGAATATATAAATAAAATTGCAAATAGTGGCAATCAATTAGCTATTAAAGTAAAGATTGAGGACTTAAAACATAACATGGATTTATCAAGAATACCTAAAGAAAACATTGATTTTTTATATAAAATAACAAATAAGATAACGAATAAATATAAACCGTCTTTAATTAAACTTAAGGATGTAAAAGGTTTATGAGAGGGTTACTCAATGATGTAAAAGGTTTGTTTACAAGGGGTTTAAAATGAGTGATTTTTTAAGCAAATACAGCAGTAAAGATAAGATTATAATAAAATGTGAGGGTAGTACTTCGCTTCCTATTGATGCGTTAAATGAATTCCAGGGAAGTATTAAAAAGTTACCAAAAAAGAATAGAGATAAGTTAGCAATATCAATTATAAAAAATGGTTTTATAGCACCTTTATTCGTTTGGAATAACAAAGGCGACTGGTCATTATTAGATGGCCATCAAAGATTAGCGACTTTAATATGGTTAAGGCAAAAAGGGTGGAATATACCGGATTTACCAGTAGCGGTTATAAAGGCTGACAATGAAGATGATGCGAAGGTTAAACTATTACATATTACTTCGCAGTATGGAGAATTTAATGTTGATGATTTAACAGAGTTTATTGAAAGCATAGATTTAAACTATGATGATGCGTTTAGATTTACAGACTCTGAAATAGAGCTTAATTTAATAAATCGTGAAGATGATTGCAGTGAAAACGAAATAAAAGAAGATGAAGCCGTTGAAAATATGATAAATAATGCATGGTATGGATATGTTAATGAATATAAAGATCAATATGATTTATTAAATGGATTTATGGGAATCACTGAGAATTTAGCTTTAATTAAGTTTTTAAGAGCAAAGCACTACAAAGAAGATTATCCAAGATATTTATCATTAGCTTTTCATAATCAGCAATTTAAAACTTCGGGTGATTCTTTTTCATCATACAATGGGTTGGAAAAAATAATAAATAATGAGATAAAAATTGAGCGTTTAAGATTTGTTACAGGAGATAATTTATCTAATTTATCAAAAGGTTCATTATCTTTTTCGGGAGCGAAAATGCCTTTGGATTTCCCAGTTTCACTTGCTATCCAACTAATAGAAGAATTTTCAAAAAAAGGAAATGTCTTAGATCCATGTCACGGATGGGGTGGTAGATTAGTTGGGGCGATGATTTGCGATATAGATGAATATTATGGTATTGATGCTTCTCCATTACAAAACGATGGAGTAAAAAAGATTTATAATAAGTTTAATGATTTTTCTGATATAAAAAAAGTAACATTAATAAATTCACCTTTTGAAAATGTAGAATTAAATAATAATTATTTTGATTTTGCATTAACATCTCCGCCATATTTTGACAGAGAAAAATATATTGGCGGCAAGCAATGTCACGAAAACTATGATAATTATAATTATTGGAGAGATGGATTTTATAAAACACTTATTGAAAAAGTATATAAAAGTTTAAAAAACGGTGCTTGTTTCGCATTACAAGTCGGAAGCCAAAAATACCCATTATTAGATGATGGCATGAAAATTGGTAAAGAAATTGGATTTGATGTTTTTGATATAAGAAATACTGATATGAAAAATAATTTTAATAAAACAAACGATAGAGATGGTGAAGTTATCTTGCTTTTAATTAAAAATGGCAAGATGTAAAAGAAAACTTTATCGACAAGGAAACGACTTAATATGGCAGTACCAAAACAATTAAAAGGAAAAGGCAAAAAATTCAGCTCAACTAACCAACCAAGCAATCCAGGGCGTAAAAAAAGTAAATTAAAGGCATTTGTTAAGGAATCAGATATAGGTGCTAAAGATATTGCAATTATAATAAAACAATTATTTGATAAAACAGAAGATGAATTAAAAGATATGTTGACAGATAAGAAGCAACCTTTTTTAATGAGAATGTTTATAAGATCACTGTTTGAAGATTTAAAAAAAGGAGATATCTCTAATTTAAATAAACTTATGGATAGATCATTGGGAAAAGTTACGGATAAAATAGAGCATACAGGAGACCTGTCTGTTAATATAAATATAGTTCCGGCAGGTGGTAAAAAATAGATATACAAATAAACCCTTGTTATTTAGACCAATCACAAATAGAAGCTAGGTACTATGAGAATTATGGCGGTAGATGGTCGGGCAAGTCGTGGGGGACTATTCAGATAAATATCATTGATGCGTTGCAGAATAATAAAATGAATATAGCTTGCTTTAGAAAGTATTACACTACTATAAAAGACAGTATATTTAAATTAGTCGTGGAGACTTTAGACTCATTTGGATTACAAGAGGGTACACATTATAAGAAAACAGTATCGCCTTTACATATTAGATTACATAATGGATCAATATTTGATTTCAAGGGCTTAGATAGCATTGAAAAAACAAAAGGTTTAGAGGGCTATCATAGAGCTATAATTGAAGAGGCCAATGAATTAAATGAAAGCGACTTTGACACAATTGATATGAGTATTCGAGGGCGTGGTTACGATACAAAAATATACTTAATGCACAACCCTATACCGTTAATAGCAGGACAGCAACACTGGCTACAAAAGCGGTTTTTGAATGTAATACCTCATAAGCTCGGAGAAAATGCAACAGGCTTAGTAAATAACGAAAAAGCAGTTGTATTAAAGACAACTTATTTACATAATCATTTTGTCCCTGAGACAGTAAAGAATATTTTAGAGGGATATAGACAGACTAATCCCGACTTATATAAAATGTGGGCTTTAGGTGAGTTTACAGAGTTAAAAGGCGGCATTTTAGATAATGGGTATAAGGTTGTAAATGAAGTGTCCGAGGGTATTAAATTCCTTGGATATGGTGTTGATTTTGGGTTTGCTAACGATCAAACTGGAGTTATTGGGGTTTGGAAACGTGATAGGCAAATATACATGAAAGAGATTGTTTATGAGACAGGTTTGACGAATCCCCAAATATATAGTAGAATGTTAGAGCGTGGAATAAATAGAAATGATTCTATAGTTGCCGAGAGTGCAAGACCAGACCAGATACAAGAATTATTTGATTTGGGATTAAAAAACATAAGAAAGTGCAAGAAATACGAAGGGCATAAAAAAGAAGCCGCGCAATATTTACGAGGGTGTGAGTTATTTGTATTAAAAGGCTCAGTTAATTTAATGAGCGAATTGTCGTCCTGGAGTTGGCAAACAAACAAAGACGGTGTTGTTAAGCCTGATGCAAAGCCGGCGGACGGCAACGATCATTTAATCGATGCTTTGATATATAGATTAGCAGTACCGAAACCAAGTAAAAAAATAAATTTTACAATAGGATAGATTATGTTGAATATAGTTAGTGGAATAGAAAGTATTAACAAGCAATTAGAAAAGTTTAAATTAAGTTATGAAACTTGCAATGATTGTGTTGAAGGTCAAGAGGCTGTTAAAAAGTCTAAAAATATAGAGACTTATTTACCTAAATTGTCAGGGCAACTATTAGATAGCACATACGGTCAAAAATTATACGATAGTTATAAAAATTATGCTTATTTCTTCCCATCCGTTGGAAGGACTGTTGACGGTTACACGGGTGTGGCATTTAGGAAAGCACCTGCAATAGAATTAAAAAACGATAATTTATTAAAGGATATTACTTTAGATGGTAAGACATTAGTTGATTTTTCTAAAAGTGTATTTGAAGAGGTAGTAATAAATTATAGACCTTGTATATTGGTAGATTATTCTAAAGACGCAAATAGAGCGTATATGAGAATGTATAAAACTTTAGATATATTGGATTGGAGAGCAGGGTATATAAATGGAGTCAATCAAGTCAACTTTGTAAAATTAAAAGAGATTAGAACCGTTACCGATCCTGAGAACGAATTTAATAATATTGACTTAGATCAAATTAGAATATTAGATATTTATGATGATATTTATAGACAACGAACTTATATCAAAAGTAGCTCATCTATATCAATAGAGAACTCATTTAAAGAAAGCATTGTCATTAAAGATAATGAATATACTTTATTTGAAACCATAAATCCTGTAATGAATAATAACTATTTTAAATACATTCCATGTTTTCCAATAAGTACGAAGGGTCTTGATTGGGACTTGGATTATTCACCGATCAATGACCTTGCCGATGTTTCTATTAACTTTTTTAGAGTTTCGGCAAGTCATAAAAATGCACAGTTATTGACAGGAAATCCGACACCTTGCCTAATTGGATTACAAGACGACGACGACGACGACGACGAAGGTGTATCTTTAGGAAGCTCAAGAGTATTAACTTTTAATGAGGGCGGCTCGTCTTGGTTTTTAACACTTGGAAGCGAGGGTTTACTTGCATTAGAAAATGACCTTGCAACACTTAAAAACGACATGGCGGTTGTAGGGGCAAGAATATTGTCAAGTGATCCAAACGGCGTTGAGAGTGCCGAGACTGCACGAATACATAGAGCAGGGGAACAAAGCGTTTTGATGGCTTTGAGTAATTCTGTTAGTAATGTAATAGAAAAGGCTTTGAAGTTAGCAGTTGAATGGTCAGGCGATAGTTCAGATAAGGTGACTTTTAGCTTGGTTGTTGATTTTGATACGACCGGAATAAGCCAACCTATATTAAATCAATTATGGTTAATGTATAATGCAGGAAACATATCTTTTGCTACTTTATTTGCAGCAATGAAAAAAGGTGAAATATATCCAAATGGCTGGACTGAAAAAGATGAATTAAAAGCGATTGCAAAAGATAACGAGGAAAAAGAAGTTGAGGTTGTTACTGAGCCGTTATCTACAAATGATATAGACATTGAAGAAGATGAAAAAGACGTAATAGTTGACGAAACAATTGAAAAAGAGTAATATTACTTAATCATTCATACCTTTCAGGGAGTTAATTAACTCCCTGTTTTATTAAAAAAGGAAAACTCTATATAATGACATACGAAAACGGACAATTAAACATATATAATGTTACCGCAAAAGAAGTTGATAAATTAAATAAAGAGATTATATCCGCTTATGAAATGGCATATAAACAAATAGATGTTGAATTAGCAAAAACTTATGCAACGGTTTTAATGGGTATTCCGCCCGATGATTATTACAATGAGATGTTAAAATATAAAAGATTACAAAACTTACAAAATGGTATTGCCGATATAATGCACGATACTTTTAAATTGTCAGATAGAACTACAATTGACGCATCAGAGCTTGCAATGTCAAATAGTTATTATCGTGAAATATATCAAAGTCAGTGGTTTTCAGGATTAGACTTTGTATATCTAAATAAAGACTTGCTTGATTACGCTGTAACAGGTAATTTGTCAACATGGAAAGATATTAAAGATACTGCAATTGCTAAAATATCAGATCCATTAAAAAATTATAGCCCGAAAACAGGAACATTAACAGAATTATTAGCAGACAATAACGAAGCTGCACTTGCTAAGATTAGAAAAGCGGTTAATAGTAATTTGATACAGGAAAAATCTTACAAAGTGGCTAGTAAAGATATTGCTGAGATAATAGGGCAAGCAAGCTTTGAAAATGGAGTTGAAAAAGTCGACGGTTTAATGTATAAGGCGTTAAGAATATCAAGAACCGAGGGCGGTCGGACTTTATCCCTAGGACAATTACAATCAGGACAACAAGCCGAGGCGCAAGGTGTCAAGATGCAAAAGCAATGGAACGCAACCCTCGATATGAGAACGAGACAAAAACACGCAAGTGTAGATGGGCAACGAGTTGATTTTGATAAAAGTTTCGATGTAAGTGGCGACATGATGCCGATGCCACGAATAAGCGGATCAGCAAGTAATGTAATAAATTGTAGATGCAGTAGTATTAATATAATTGATGGTATAGAGCCATCATTAAGACGTGGGCGAAATCCAGTTAAAAATCCTGAGACGGGAAAATATGAAACTGAGGTTTTTACATTTAGAAGCTTTGATACATGGGCTAAAGAAAAAGGATTGAAATATAATAAGTCGGGAAGGCTTGTTAAAAAATAAAAAGGGGTGTGAATGTTTAATTTTGAGGTTAATGAAAATGAAGCGAATTTAATTATTCAAGGATTAAACGAATTGCCAAGAAAAGTATCAAATGATTTATTTGATAAAATACAAAAGCAAGCGGCAATTCAGATCAAAGAGATTGCAGAAAAAAAAGAAGGTGGT